GTGCAGATCTATTTTATGTAAGAGTAGAAAATTTTGAATATAAATTTAAGCTAAAACTCGTTCGCGACATAAATAGGGAAGAACGAAAGAAACCCTAATATTAGGTATGAAATCGGCGGAGCCGTCCTAATATGTCAAAACTAACTAATTGCCAAATTTTCCTCATTGAGAGAGGTGTTCCGGTAAAGGTTTTGTTGTTTGTTTAATTTAAATATTAAAACGGCTAAGCCATTGCTTGTCCATTTCGTCAAAAGTTTCGGTAATTGTATGAATATGAGTGCCCTCAGGGGCTTCTTCGATGATGTATCGTTCCAGTCTCGCGTTCACAATTCCTGTTGCTCTATCATAGAATGACCTTCCATGATGATAAGAGAACTTCTTGAAGTCTTGCAAGTTCGCCATTAGTGCATCTTCGGGAGGAAGCGTGTTCCGAACCCAATTGCAGAGCTCAGTAATACTTTGCTCTTCGATTGGGGCCAGGATGAAAGCCGGAATTTCATGATGTTGTACAAATCTTCTCTTAAGGTAAGAGGCTTCATTGTACAGCTTCATGAAATCGGGGCATTCACCACCACGTTTCAAAGCGTCGGTGTACGTAATGTTCTTTTCAAGGTAGTATCGTTGGAGTGTGTTAAAGTTAAACCACTTCTGAATCTCCCATGCAGGAGCTAAGATGTGATCATCACCATAAAACGTGCATTCAACGCTTTCAAAATTCTTAGTGCAATCTCCAGGCCGCATATCGTAAAACGCAGTCGCCATGTAGAGATAATTACACAAGCTATTGAAATCAGCGGTGATTGCCATCCCAGAAGGTAAACCTTGATTCTTGTAAACTACAGTGTTCCCATAGATGGTATAGGCATAAATTGCATCGTCAATCAAGCTTTCTCTTGCCAAGTCCTGGCCAGCGTTCCAATTTGGATCGTAAGCTTCGTACCAAGCATTGATAACTTTGCATGCTCTCATCATCACGTCAGGATCCAGTTTTCCGTCCCACTGTTTAAAATCTCCAGCAATAACGTTTCCGCCATTACCATAGAGTCTTCGAGCCAGTTCAGTCCATTGAGGTCCTTCGGGGTCTATACCGACAGCGGCATAGCCTTCCACACAGTAGCGATTCATTGTTGCAGCCCAAGCACCGAAATACTTCCTTACCATAAACGTGTACGGTAGTGACATGCAATCAAATAAACGCGTGCTTCCAGATTCGATTTTCGCCATACTTCGCCTTTCATCCTTCAAGTTGGAATACATGACATGAAAGGTTTTCTTCCCCATGAGGAGATTACGTTGAAAAACATCGATATCCTTGGCAAGCTGATGGTCGCGCACTCTGTATGAAGGTTCCCCTTCCAAGTCCGGATTCACATTTTCGAACAGAAATCGTTTGCCTTTTGAGCCAAGGATTCCAATTCGCAGTCGCTTGTGAGGCCAGCCTGCAGATGTTAGCATATTGAGTCGTTGATAACCCCAAGCTTTCACTCCATTGATGATTTCGCTTTCGTTCAACAAGCGGGGGATACCCACTGGCTTCAACTTCAAAATTTCACCACGCACGAAGCGATACCCGAGTTCCATAGAGCGCCTATTGAAAGGAAAACTAGGAATCGAGAATTTCTTCGCGCCTTCATTCAAAGGGGTAAATTCAGGGTCGTCTCGCAATTCTTGCTTCAAGTCCATTGATTTTCCTGTTTTGACCGATGGTTGGGTCAAGGAGAGGAATACTCCAAAGATGAGTGAACGAACAATGTCCGTCTTGTTACACACTCTCTCAGTCCATGATGGTTTCAGAGTCGCCACATAACACATTTCTCCCTCGGGATAAACGGTTAGGGCTTTGAGAGTGGGGTTCACATCAGAGATTTCACTGGTTTTAAAGCCAAGGACTTCTCCTTTGTGCCATGGCACGATTTCTCGCACGACATTGGCGCTGCTCATCTTTTTCTCGACAATTTTCGAGTTGTGCTCCATCAATTCGTGATCCAAACAAGTACTCCAACCACAGTCATTAACCGTGTTCGCAGCCACATGCATTCCAATGATCTTCTCCTCTCCGTTCACAAAAGCAAACAAAGGAGCTCCACAAAAGGAATCTTCGTACTTGGCCTTGTACTCATAACTCTTAGGCAGAATTATGACATTCTCTTGGTCAGTGTACTTGGTTGTATCACGTCGTCGAACAGTAACAATGGTCACTGCTGTTTGAGCATCGTCGGCCTCCCGGCGAGAATAAAGTTCTCCAGTAACATTATGAAGTTGGTCTGCGTCTTGGGCACGCACAAAGTGTCTCTTTTGAATGAGATCCTTATAATGACCAGCCTTAACATTAACTGTAATGAAAGCTTCATCCTCTCTGGGAGTTCCGTCGAGATTCTCACAGCGGTGTACATCGCTAGGTCCGATCCTAGTCTCGATGGGGTCCATTCCGTAACGTTTGACATCCATGATCATGTCGCCCTTGATTTTCCTAGCAAAATGCCAAGGTACAAGGACAACATTCCCACGAATACCAATACCTTGCATGGTGTGTTGTTCTTTTCCTTCGTAGAGCCGCAAAAGCACTACGTTCTTTTCGAAAACAACGTCACGAGTTCGCTTCACTGAGCGCACCTCGGCGTAATTCTCCAGAACCTTCACCACTTCAGGAATGAGTTCTTCACAACCCTCCTTCGTAAGTTGGTTACTCGCAGCTTCAATTGCCTTAGTAACTGCGTTCGCACGAGCGTTATACATTCGTAAACGCGCCGCTCGGGCTGTTTTCGCGTCTCCTGATGCTGTTAAAGTGTTGGCTTGACCAACTGCAACACCAGTGAACTGGCAGTACGTTCGTACTGTATAGCCCACGATAAAAATCGCTAGGATGGCGGCGATGTAAAAGCTCACCATTTTTCCTACAAGCTCGATAAATCCTAAGATCGCTCGAGTGGCCCAGTTCACAAGAACAAGAAAACAGTTCCAAGTAACACGTGAAACTTCTTTCGCTCCTCTCCAGGATGCTTTTGCAATTTTGTTTAGGCTGACACAGAACCAATCCCAACGGGACAATTCCATTGCTGCAATATCGTCATCGACGCAAATACAGTCAGACCAATCTTTATCGCAAATCGAGCATCCACTTCCAAAAGGGTTGTCTTCTCGCAATGGGGCGTTCGCTGCACCTACCACAGGGTTAGGATCACTGACGTGATACAAATCCCAGCAGATCTCGGTTGCATCCAAGTTCACTACAGGAACACCGTTGTCGAAAATGGTACCGTCAAAGTCGTACCAAGCTTCTGAGTGGCAAAATTCAATTACACAACGTTGTTGAGGTGTAAGGTCTTGCCAACACAAGTGTCGCCATCTTTCGAAGAAAGAAATATCAAGAATTTCATAACGGGTGTGAATTCGCTCACGCACATCACAACCCCACAAATCTAATTCTTGAAGAGCTTGTCCAAAATCCTCTCTGCGGGTACGGAAAGGTCCTTGGTAATCCTCTCGGATGCAACACAAAGCACTAAATCTGTCACAAGATTGGCTGTTACAGCAAGTGCACGGGTCTTCGATTGCAAAATCAGCATATTCGCAATCATACTGAAAAGCCATTTCGGCTTCAGCTTCACACACCACTTCGGGTCGAACTGGTACTTCATTGAATTCTACGAAAAACTCTCGTTCTCGATCCCAGAGGGACTGTCGCTCACGTGCTTCACGATCAATACGGGCGCGCCTAACGGCTTGCTCATACTGTTCTTCCATACGTTTCGCATAAAATTCATCTTCTCCAGAAAATGGTGCGTTTGCTCTTCCGACACAAATGTCTTCAAAGCGCTCAACTGTTTGATTGTTGAGTTCAAGATCGTCTTTCTCAAGTCGTCTCGTTCCCTGCATGGGCAAGTTCAAGAATTGATGGGTTTTAAAGCCACAAAACTTAATGAACTCGTCCTCACTTTTGAAAGTGTGCAAACGAGGAAACGGTTTCGCAGGGGTCTTCTCAGGGCGCGGTTCCAACAAATGAAAGCCATCTTTATCCATTTCCACCAATAAGTTTCTTCTTCTCCAAATGGCTTCATTGTTGCGCACTTCAGGAAACTCAGGATAGGGATCGTTGGTCGAACTGACTAAGAAAAGCGACGAAAAGCGCATGCCTTTATCACTCAAATCAGCCATCGGCAGTGGGAAACAAATGCCACTCACCGCTCGAATCATCCAAAGAGCTTCTGATTGATCGGTCGTGTCGCCTTTTCCAGCAAACATATCATCGATAACGGCAACCTTACAAGAAGGTAGATAGCCATCATCGTGTTTGGAGGAACCACCTTTCGTGTAAATTATGGGATCTCCTTTGTCGTCAAACTCAAACGTTGGTTCACCGTGAGGTAAGCCACCATTTGCCATAACAATTTGGGGAACTTCAATCGCCAAACGGTTCATGATCCCAGATTTTCCACAACCAGGGGCTCCGTACAATTGGATATGCATGGGAGTTCTGCGTTGAGCTGGTCCGCGAGCATACTTTTCGTAATACTTCGCGAAATCGTCGATATCTCGTTTCATCACGTTGAATTGTGTTCGTGATTCTGGCGATATCTTCAAGTTGCCACTTGCTAGTGCCGCTGTGATACGGTACGAGTAAAGTTGGCAAAAGTACAGATCTTCTTCAGTCTGGTCTGCAGCAGCAAGTTCCTTTCGTCGGGCAGGTTCGCTGAACTTTCGATGCAATCGGAGATAACTTTTGAGGTCAACTCCAATGGCAGCACAGCTAGCCTCCACTCCAAGTCCAAGTTGTAACTGGGGAAAGAAGAACATTGTAGCTTCTCGGATCCAGCCAACTACTGCGGTTACCCACGTGTAGACGGCCTTTCTTCCAAGCTCCAGTCCTCCTAAACTTCTTCCTACCAAACCCCACTTATTGACCAAAGCCAATATATTGTTCTTGTCGGGTTTATCATTGCCAGCAATTAGCGAACCAACAACGGCCGCTCCAATGCCCATCGCCTTTGATATCTTCTCGTGATCGGTCAGATCTCGTGGGGCGTTAGCATGTGGCTTCTCACTCACTTTCTTCGAAGTAGTGCTTTCAATGAGAGGTAGAATGTAAGTATTCCAAACTTTCGCAAAGGTTGCCATGGTCCAGGTTGTGATCTTCTCTTTGAATTGTCTCCAAATAAATTCGAAAACAGAGAAAACCTGTCCTTTCCAGGTTGATGTTGCAAGATGAGTTGCGAGGCAGGCAAGGTCAAAAGCAGAATGAATGATGATTTCTTTGGCCTTAACCATGAAACAAGAAAGTCCATCACGGATTTTACCAGCATATTCCAAAAAGTCAGCCAGTAATTCCGCTCCTTCAACATTGCTCTTCCTCAGGGCAAATTTAGTACACCACATAAATCCACGAATGGGTTGAGATGCGATCCACTTAATTGCTCCTGTTACACCATGTTCGCGAATGAATTTGCGCCAGGTGTTCCAGAGTTTCCGGTCAGTTCTTATTTCATTGATGAGTTCTTCAGTTCGTCTGACTTCTTCTTCAGAAAAGAATCCATCAAAGTCACGCGTGCAAGTTTCTTCTAGCACTTCTTCCGTTGAGATTTCGATTTCACCCGTGTATACAGAGCCACTCATGTGGCTACATACAGGGGGACACTCACTTTGACAAAAGGGAGTTCGACGAGAACGAGGAGGTTTAGGCGGAGAAAGATTAGGAATGATTTCCATCTCTTCACTTCCACCCTCCGCAAGGTCAGAAAAGACCACACGGGCCCTCTCAGTCGTCTCGAAAACAGGGGAGGTTTCATTAACGTTTACTGAATTTTCCGGGTTCATTTTGTGTGCTGTTTGGGGTTTGATGCCCAATGGGACTCTAAAGTACTGTTGACGAAAGAGTATCCCATCGGAGCGCAGGGTTCCAGCGAGCGGCACCACGGGGCGAGAAAGTCTCAACCTGACACTAGTTTTATCCTACTAACAACACCAAACGGCGAAGCTTTGGGCTAGCAACTGTGGTTAGCACACCCTCAGAAAGGATCTCATCCTTTTCGTTCTGCACGGACAGAAAACTGAGTTTGCTCGGGGACAATAAAAGCTGTCATCCTTTGAAATTATCTAGGGATAACATTGTACGGTTCTAGTCAACCTGCATGGGCTACACCAAGAATGGAATTTTCTCGGTCACCATGTACGGAGGTTCACGTACGGATCAGGTACATAGGGAAAGTCACTTAGTTGGAGCATCCGAAGTATCATAATCGTGCCTAGTTAAGAGCCACATTGGCAGTGTGACAATGACTAACTTCTTTAAATCAAATTCGTCAAATTCGATAACCATTCAGGCCAAGTCTCTAAGTCGCTTACGAAAATTTTTCATAAAGCGACCGCAACTCTGAGCAAGCAAGGAAACGCCGCATCTTAGATCTCTTCTCTTGGTTAGAGTAGTGATTAAGAGCAGTAGTTGGGGGAGCAACAATATCTTCAGCCTGGTATGTTTCCGGGGGGGAAACCACATAGGCAAAAGCAATGTCGTCCGCACCAGCAGCAAACACAGTGTAATTTAGAAAGGGAACCTTCTTAACAAGAGAGTTCGGAAAGAAAGTAACGTTGTTAAATTCCTCTTCAGCAGGGTCGTAGACACGGTAATTAACTTGAGTAGTCGATTCACCAATGTCAAAGAAGGGCAAATTCTCAACATTTTTCGGGTCCACACTTAACACAATTGAAACAAAACCAGTAGACAAAGCATTAGGGTCAGCAGGGGTAGTAGTTGAAAGAATGAGTTGGTTATAAACTGAATAAAAGGGAAGTTCAATTTCAATCGCAGCATTCTGAGAAAAATTTCCGGTTGTGGTTGGGTATGCACTCTCGTTAGCAAGACTTTGTTCGCCTCCAAGAGTGGGTCCGTACTCATTACCATCAGGTATATAAGTAGCAGACCAAGTAATTCCTGTAAGTCGGTTTGTTTGGGGCAAAATTTTAAAACGAATTCCTCCAGACCACAGCGCATACATCCTAGACATTGCTGTCATGAGTAGCGCCGCAGAACTAGCACCTTGATTGGTTGTCCAAAGGGCACCTGGATAGGGACCTCCAGACTCAATAGAGCCAGGATTGAAAGTATTGATGTTATAATCGTACGCCGAAAACATAGTTTGAAGCAAAGGGGTAACGGGAATGTCAACACGAGCGTGCAACATTCTCTTTCCGCTCGGATAAGCAAAAACAGGTTCTGTTGAAAAATCGGTTTGAATGTCTAAAACTGGTCCAAAAGGAATGGTCTTCCCTTTCTCATCACTCTCCTGAAAAGGTGTGAACAAGAAAACGCCATCATAGTATTTGCAATACCTTCTGGCAAGATCTTTTGCTGAAAATACGCCCTCTTGAAACGCATCTTGTTGAGCGACTTGAAGCATCCCAGTAGCTAAAGTTGATTTAGGTATGGGAGCAGCCTCTCTGGATTGTGATGCGTCTGCTGTTGGGTTCTTAACGTCAGACTGATCAGTACTGAGGGGTGGGGCAGAGGGTTGAGGTGTGGAGCCTTCCGGAGTAGTTGAGCAATTCGTAGAAACTACGTTCGCATGTCCAACTATCTCAAAATTGTCCACAACACAGTTCTTAAAACAAGAAAGATCACATTTGGGAACTGGTGTTTTCTCAATAGGGTTTGGGGCAGGGGGGGTAGTCTTGAAGTTGTTGTAGAGATTCTCAGAACGCGCACGCGGTACTGACAGTTCAAAATCAGAACCGGCGCTAATGTAGATATTGAAATCCACATTGTCAACAACGGATTCAGGAGCACAAAGTTGGTTTTGGACGAAAATATGCAAATAACCAAGAATATGATTATCAGTAAAATTCGCCTCAGTGACTCCAGCCCATGGGATGACGAGCTTGCGAGGCACACTGCTCTGAAAAGGGATCGTAATGTTTTTCCGTTTGTCGTCAGCATCCAAATCAAAGTAATCTACTGGGTAATTCGCATAATCTTCCAAAGTGAAAGTCGTAGAACGATCCACGGCGTTTGGAATAAAAGCAAAACCCAATCGTCCGGTCTGCATGATGGTTGAAACGAAGTCAAATTCAAATTCGACTGATCCACGCCAGTAGACAAAGTACGATGATAAGTAGCTTAAAAATGTGTTGGTGTTACGGGGAAGAAACCCTTCTCCAGTAGATTCCCAATGACAAAAAGTTGGCATAATAGGGATTCTACGAATCAAAGTTCCAGGGGTTTGGGAAACGGTCCAATTCTGTATTTCAGCGAGTCCTTTCCTAGCGACCAATTTCGAGATCAACATTTCCTCTAGTGGGGCACCAGAAAAAGTGTTTCTCTTGTTATATAGTCCTTTACGCTTGGCACTCAATCGTACAGAATTATCAATTCCTTTCATATGAGCCAGTGGTGCTAAGGGAGCAAGACAGTTGTGATATCCAGATCCAATGGTCGTCGGTTTGTCGAAGTTAAATCCACCTACAGCTTCATTGAAGCCTTCTATTCCTTCTTTTGCACTCGTAAGCGCGCTAGAGGGATTAGTGTAAGCAGAAATACCTGCACTGGTCATTTTCGTGACTCCGCCTATGATTTCACTGATACCATTCGCATGGCCAACGATATCACTAAAAGAGGGAACGGTCAGAGGGTGAACTCCGATCATGACATTCGTGTTACATTGTTCGGCATACATAAAAGTTTGTACGTTCACCGAATTAGTTCCACCAGTCTTTACTTTTAGTTGGTTCAAGACGGTTAAACGGACTCTTGCCATGATGTCAAAAGAATCCTTCGAGTTGGTCGTAAGGTAGTCTTGTATATGCTCCCAGGGCACGGTCAAGACAACAACATTTTTCTGAGCAGCATCAAGTTGAGCACTTGGAAGCATTGTTGCAGAATAAATATTAAACCGTTTGAGTTTAGATGTCGAACTATCACCCATTTGGGCAAAAGGATCGATTGATGCAATTAACCTTCCTTGATGAAATTTGGAAGTGTTAACCACAATACGCAATCGCAATGCCAATTTAAAAAAGGCGAATATCGAAAGCATATTGGACTGCACAGTCGTAAACTCTGTGATGACATTTGGGACGTCAATAGGAGCTGTATAAAGTTGTGTACCACTGGTTTGAGAGGTAGACCATTGGACATTTCGAATAAGAATGGGCTTCTTCAAAATATCACGAACGGCCAAGGGCACATCAGGCATCACAGTCGGGGATGGTCCTGCATTGCAGTCACCTCCAAAAGTTCGCCCGGTGGCCAAAACAACTTCAGCCTGATCAGAAAACTGAGTATTGACAACTTCAGTATCTGTTGTTTCTGTCCAAGGTGTTGCGGACTGTTCCATCTTCCCGGTTTGGGGGTTGATTTCAAATTGTCCTGTCGTCGGCATATCTAAAACTTTTAAGGGTCTTAGGGGGGGTATAGGGTTGGGAAGCAGAACGATTACGATCCGGGTTTCGATCTCGCAAGCGCTCCTATGAAAAAATTATTTTGGTTTGATCCGT